CTTGATTCGGCATATTCCCAAGCAACCTTTCCTCGCTTAATAAGGAACGGATTACGCGAGAAGCCATGAAGAACAGGGGTAATCTCCCAACCTGTATTGCCTTGCACACAGTGATAATGTTTTTTGTTGTCAAATGTATCAATAACTACATTATTGTCTACTTGGTAGAATAAAGAACGTGCAACCTCATTTCCGTATTCGTCGTAGTTCGGTGTCATTTGATAACCATCCTCATACGAAAAGTTTGTCATGGTGTATTTGCCCGTTTCTTTGTCGTAAGAGAACAATAATCCACAGTTACCAAGTTGCTTGCAAGTATTGATAGCCATATACTTGTTCCACTCGCAGTTACGCCACATCCATTCCTGCTTGATTTGGTCGAACAATTCACGTTCTCCGTCCTCTGGCTTTGGGTTAAACAGGCAGAAATCAAGAGGATTTGCCGTGAGGTTTCGTACATGAGCAGAGTGTATCAACTTTTGAAACGATGCCGTCTGTGTAATCTCCATCATGTTTGATGGTAACTCCTGACCATCAAGTACAACTTTGATGTGTGGTATCGCCTTATTTAATATAATATGGTGTAAGTCTGGGCGATACTCCGTGATATACAAGTCCTGTGAAATTGGATTAAGGTTCAGACTTGCAAACCCTGTTTCAAGCATAGTGTTGTTTAACACTCCTATCTTTAACTTTTCATAGCCATGCAGGTTTGTCGTGCCACCTCTTGTAAAAGGTTTCATTTGCATCAACCTTGTAGGCTCTGACAAAAACCAATTTATGTCTCTTTCTCTTTTCATCTTATTATATTGTACTTAAAGTTTGTAACATCCATTCGTTGTTTATCTTAATCTTTGGTCTTTCAAGGCGTGTGTCTATTTCATCAGCACCATTAACACCAAGTAGCGATAGCATATCACTTGCTTCAAGTGTTTTGCGCATCAACCCAGCATCATCACGCAACATTCTATGACAATCATATATCATACTACCACACATAAGTATGCAGTTATCAAACAAGTCTGGAGACATACCCTTTAACAAAGATTTCATTGCCTCTTTGTTCATCATGGCTATACGTCCGTTAGGTGTTTTGGAGAATTGGAATATGCGGCTCTCAAACAACATGTGTTTTAGAATTGTCGTACCACCACTACGCTTCATATTCTGATGATAGTAGTGCATATCTTTAAGGCGTGGCTCATAGTGAATCAGACCTGCCTTAATCATTTGCATTGTGACATGTCCTGCCTCATCCTTTCGTGTCTTGAATTGTGCTTTCCCTCGGTTAGATGCTTGCTCCGCTCCACTGAATTGCTTTGAATTAGGAAAACACTCACGCAGATAGCCGAAACCTTGCACATCAATCATCATTTCGCTTTCTTTCAAATTGTGCTTATCTCGGAACTGTATAGCCATTACGACGGCATCGCGGTTTTTGTTCATGGTGGAGTATTTGATGTCTCGGCAGATAAAGCCGACCTTAGTCCACTTCTCCCAATACTTGAAGATAAGGTTGTCGAACCCAGTCGTCGCCATATCCATCGTCATGAATCGTTTCTCGCACACGCTGTCTTGAGGAATCTCTATCGGACGGAACATACGTTCGACATCCACCGTGGAAAGTTCGACATTGGAAAGGTCTTCTGCTTCCTCTTCCTCGTCGGTGATTGAATAGTTCCAATTGTTTGCGTATGAAGATGCGGCAGTTGCAGAGTTAGCCGTCATACCACGGTACGACTTGTTCTTTGCAAGCATCTTCTTGTTGTCGCGTATGTCGAACGTAAAGAACACCATTGACAAAATGAAGTCCTCATAGGTCATGTCGGGGTCATCTTTCATGCGCAAGTCTATGTAATCCTTTGCCTTCTCATAGACTTCCTTCTTAGTCCTACCCCAATACATCTTTTCCATGTCTCCTTCGTGCATATAGAAGAACATCACAACGCCATCCATTGACTTGTCAACCGTGCCGTCGTCGTTTATCCAACCGCCGCCATGCTCGCCCTTGCCGCAAATCTTGCGCATAAAGCACTCTCGCTCTGGGTTCTGTGCGAGGAATATCTGTGCCTTGCCTGCCGAATCGGAACGCAGACGTGGCATGAATGTCGTGATTGTTCTCCACATGAACTTATTCGCCTCGTCAAAGATAAGTTTTTTTGCCTGCAAACCTTTTGCGATTTTATCAATCACGATTGGATTCTCGTTGTCAAGTTGCTGGAACTTCAACTCACTGCCATTATAGAGTTTGAGTCCCATGTCCTCTTGGCGGCGAATAATCTCTCCAATCGGGTCATGCGGCTGTTTCTTGACCGAACGGTCAACAAGAGGATACATCTGCTTTAGGGTGTCATTAACTTTTCCTGCGCCCCAGAAGTCAGACACGTTACGCATGAAGCAAACCATCTTGGCGTTGTCATTCATGGCAAGATAATCTATTGGGGCGTAATAAAGAGCGTATGATTTACCCGAACCAGTCGGTCCTGCAAGCACTACGAAGTCCGCATTGGAACGGATAGCATACTTCTGATTACCATCCTCCAACGGTGCTAAAACTATATCGTTACGCTTCCTTGCCATGATTGTAAAGAAATTTCTTTCC